AATGGCAGTATGCCAAGCCTATGGTTTTTCCAAAGGCCCCTAAAGTACCGGAGGGTATCCGGTATATCCCCGTGACAGCACTCTCTGATATCATGGGGCAGATCGAAGACCCTGAATTCTACGATTTTTGCATCCTATCCTCTTATCTGGGCCTGCGCTCCGGCGAGACGTTGCGCCTCAGGCCTGATGACGTGGACAACCCGGAAGGGTTCCTGCGGATCTCATCAAGGCAGAAAAATCGAAAAGAATCCAGAGTGCCCATGACCTCAATGGCTCGAGAGGTGGTCGCCAGGTGCCTTGAGCGCATGGAAGATGCACCAAAGCGCAAAACACTGTGGCGCTGGACCTGTATCACCTACATGGGGCAGCTGTTTAAAAAGGTCGTCAGAGCTGCCGGATATGAAACATACCGTTTCCACGATCTGCGTCATACCTTCGCCTCTTACATGGCCATGCGTGGTGAGCCCCTGAAAGTGATCCAGGACCTCATGCGCCACAAGTCCATCACATCCACACTGGTTTACGCACACCTCTCCCCAGACCATCTTATTGAGGCCGCCGAGCGGTTCACCCTGGGCCCGATGCCCATGCCAAAGCCTAAAGGGAAATAATACCTCTAAACCCTACCGAACTTTACATTTACGGCGATATCAGTATTTTACCCACAAGTACATCCTGCCAGCCCTCATCTACAATACCCTTTGAATTTCATCTCACAGTGCCAAGCTATCTTCAAATTTCTCAATACTACCCACCGCTTAAACGTGTCGGGCTCATTTCGGCCGTTTACCGCAAAGCGTAATGGAATCGTAATGGAATTCCATTACGATTTGCCATTTTTGACCATTTTTGACGCAAAAAGGGGTTCCCCGTTTGCAACGAAGAACCCCTTTTAAAGTCTTTATTTCATTATGTTTTTTATGGTACCCGGAACGAGAATCGAACTCGTACAGACTTGCGTCCGAGGGATTTTAAGTCCTAATATGGGTCTTATGATTTCAGATAGTTACGAGTAATTGTAATGGAATCGTAATGGAGTTGGGATAATTATCGAGACTTGAGACAGGTTGATCCAGAGTTCTGATAATTATACCAAAAAATATGCCAAAGGGTCGCCGATTATTTTGTCAAATGTCAAGACGCGACCCCTTCTCCTTAATCTATCGCCCCGGAAGCCTTGAACAGGTTGATATACACTGCATTGGCCACTGCGGCCGCACCGGTAAGGGCAGCAGATAACGGAATTGCACTGCCTGATGGTGCCCCGTTGACCGTGGTCCAATGGATGGTTTTGTCGTCCAATACAACGCCAATGTCGTCCCCATCAGCAACACCTGAGATGCTCCCAACAGTCACTGATGTATGGCCTGAGGCTCCTGCGACTGTAAGCGCCGTACTTAAGCTCTTTACGCAAATCCACCCGGCTTTCCCTCCGGAAGAAGCAGATAAACTGTTTACGGTCAACCCACGATTGTATCGCTTGAATTTCGGTGGAGCATACGCATACCTTTGATCTGATACAATGTCTAACCCACTACTTACGTCACAAAAGCCATCCAGAGATTGGAGGGAAAAACCCTGCCATATAGGGCCAGCAAATACAATTTTGATTCTTTGCACTTCCTCTGCAACTTCGAAGGCTAATTCTGCCTCATCCATGTCGTCGGAGTATTTCCAGGAATGTGCGCCGTTATACCATGTGGTCCACTCCATTTGACCACCGCCACGCACACGTGGGGTTGCGCTACCGTCCAGGACATTTCCGTCGGCATCGTATGGTGTTATGTACATACGCATGGCGTCTGAATTATTTTGTTTGTGCCGAATAAATCGTTTTGTATGGCGAGTATCAACAAATACACCTATTCCACGCTGATAACTGCTTGAGGGTATTATGTCTCCGTTATCCAGTATTTTAATATTGCGGCATTCCTCATCAATATAGTTGTCGGTATACCCCTGCGAAAACATCCCCATAATAGTAGCCCTGAGGCCGCCATTATCATAAAGGGTAAAGAGTTCTGCCAACACCCCTGTCCGAAAGACTTCAACTGGTGCGTTAGGATATCCTATCCGCTTGGTGATGGAGCTTGCATAGATTCCGGCATGATCGATTTTAACCTCCCCGTATTGCGTGGTGAAGGTGTTACGGCGGGATGTATTGAGGGTTCGAGCGAAGTGTGGTCCATTCCCTTCAGTTCGGCATTCAAGGAAAGAATTGCCTGTGCCATGTTCAATGAGAATCGGCAACGCCTCGCCGGGGTCTGCGTAGACTTGCCCCATCTGGAAACATGGTCGCTTGAATACATTGGAGTTATTGTTTGTATATCCACCATCTTTAGAGGAGATTTTGACACCGTATCGGGACAACCCTCTCATAGCGTCGGAATACTGGTCATATTCACCAGGGCTAAAATCGCCGCCCTCAAATGTATTCTCGTTTATCCACCCGCCCTCAGAGTTTGTGAGCTCTAATCCAACGATGAATCCTCTGAGACGGCCCACATCGATTTTGTTATATGCAAAGCCACGCCCCTTAACGCCAATCAATTGGGCCGTGGTCTTAAATCCCATCGATTCTGAGATGGCGATTCGTGAATTGTACATATTTACGAGTTTTAGGCCGATAGCATCCACATCCCAGGCACGCACCGCGCTCACGTTAAACGAACAATTAATCTTAGGAGTCCCTGGCTGGTCCACCTCTTGCCCCATTTGAAAAAATGCGCCTCCGGCATTGCCGGTATAGGCGAGTGTGTGCTCCATTTTCAAATTGCAATGCGGCAACACATCCACCGCAGAGGCGACAGAGTAGGCGCGGCCAAAAACCAATGTAGGGATCATACCCGCATTCACCGACGCCCAGCATGAGGCAACGGCCTGATTGATACCAGTGATACTGTCGGCGTACCAGAGTGTGTTAATGGCTATAGGCAATCCGAACCGCACCACCAGGTCCGTATCGAAGACCCGATACAACCCAGTCGCCATATCGCCATTGATAACCAACGTACCATTCTTAATCAGTGCCCCTGCCCTGATCGTAACAGCCACCCCCACAGGTGTCTCCACTGTCCCACCACCAAGGTCATATTGACCTTCGGGGATGACAATCCGACCACTCAACCCCACCTGGTCGCATATTTTACGTAGGTTACCGGCGTCATAATGCGCCCCGGATGATGCGCTGTGGTTTGCGATGGCAGCCGAGTTTGATACGTAGCGGGAGCCCTTGATGATACTCGCCACCTCCGGCAACAACCGCTCGTCCCCCTGATACACCGCCACATCCCCCGCAGCTAAATCATCAGCTACGGTTGTGGAGGTGTGGGTTTCCACCACGATGTAGGTGACGCCCGAATCGGTGTAGAGGTCTTTGGGGTCATAAGCCGTTGAGGTGGTCCAGGCACCCCGAGGGTTGAGCGCTCGGAAAGTTTGGAGAGCATCGTCGGTATTGGTTTGGGCCTGGGTGATAATGGCGTTGACAGAGGATTGGGCCTCGGTGGCGGCGGCGGCGATATCAATGATCGCTGATGACTCTTTGGCTGCAAGCTCACCGAGTGCAACACTTTTACGGTCGGTGATTTCCTTCAAATTACCCGCAATCGTTTTATATGTTTTACCACCGGCCTCGATGACATCGGATTCTCCACCCTCTTTGATGGCCTTCATGGCGGTAGCGGTTTCTTTGACTGCTTCAATACTGGGTCTGAGCTCACTCATGGTCTATGCTCCTTCGTCCCAGAGGGACATCGCGTCGAGAAGATCTTCAAAGTCTTCGATCGCCTCACCGGCGTCGTGGTCGTAGAGATCGATGATGGTGTCGAGTTCTTCTTCGGTGAGGCCGGGGCGGCGCTCGGCTTCCCAGTTGGCCGTGACAATGTATCGACTGGGGCCGTGGCGCTGGGCCTGGTACTGTTGTTTAAATCGGATGGTGTGGATGGCGATGCCTTCGCCTGTTTCGATGGGGCCATCGAACCAGGCGGTGCCGTCGTCGAGTTTGAGGCGGTACCATGATTCGAAGAGCCCGAAAACAGCCGTGGGCATGATAATCGATACTGAAAAATCACTGGGGACCTGACGAAACATCTGACGAACCTGGGCAGGGCCTGCCTCCACCTCGGTGCGAATGCGGTTATCCTGGTCTCGATAGCCGTACCCGCGCATTTGCGGATAGCCGAAAACATGAGCGGGCCATTGGATTTCAGATGCCATCAGGCGGTCTCCTCTGCGGGGTGGACCCTGGGGTCATCCAGGGAGACGACGAAATCGACATTGCCTTTGGTTCCTTTGGGGGTTGCAGAAACGACGAGGCATAGGGCTTCGTAGTTGTCGCCTGCGCCGAACTGGAACGGGGTCCGGAGGCGCTGGCCGCCGGTGTAGATCCAGGCGGGAGGGTCTTCGGCCATGATGACCTCCACGTCTGTGGCCCCTGGGGTGACAAGCCAAGGGCCGTCGGGAACCCCGTTTTTCTGGGAGAGCTGGATGTAGTGGTCTTCGCCCTCGGTCCAGACGGGGGGCTCGGAGAGGGTCAGGGTGCGGGTGGTTTTATCGACCGCCAGGACTTCGCCGGAAACGCCCCAGTTGGGCAGGGGATGGGAGACGGAGATGAGGTCGCCACGGCGCAGGGGCCTGCCGGCATAGTTCGCTGCGGTGAAGCTGGCCAGGGCTCGGCGGTACATGTTGCAGGCGGCTTCATGTAGCCCTTCGCGGCGGGCCTGGGGGAGGTTGCCGACGCCCCATAAGGGGAACTCAGCCGGGGCCACGCCGTCGGCGGTGGGGAGGCTGCACAGGGTGCTTTTGGACTCACCTGTCTCAGAGTCGGTGTATTTGACGTTGACGTCGTCGGGGCTGTCTTCCTCGTAGAGGATGTACTCAATCGAAAAAGACCCCCGCACGATGTTGCGGACATGGAAACTGGCTTTTTTAATGGTCTGAGGCTCGTCCCGCTTGAGGGTCACGATGCCGCCGGGGACCTGGGGGATGGCGCGGCCACACCGTGCCATCATGGAGAGAACCTTCCAGAAGGTTTTTTCTCCGGTGAGGATCCCGTCACAGTAATCCCCCCGAGCTGCCCATGTGGCATCGAGGGCGCGCAGGGTGGCGATGTCAATACGGTCGTCCGAGAGGCCGATGGAGTAGTCTGAGTTTCGGCTGACATCGGCAATAGCCCAGGCAATGGAGCGGGTGGCGACCGGAGAGGTATAGGCGGTGCCATTATGGGTGGGGAGTTTGCGGGTACTCTGGACCTTGATGTCGTTGAGTACTGCATTATTCAAGTATGTCCCCGCTTTGATACGCATGGGGATAACAGCAACATCTGAATAAGTCATCTTGGCGGGCAAACGACCTCGAAGGCCCACCCATTGACATTGGTCGACGTCTTTAATGTTTGCGTTTTCTATTGGCCTTGAGACCCTGACCTCATAACAACCGGGAGAAACAGTGAATTTGTGGGTTGTCCGAAAAGTAGAGATTGTGCGTCTATTGAATGATATTGCCCCAAGGGTTCCAAAGTCACCAATCGGGGTGCCGTCAAGGCTTAAGGCTCGGCAATCGACTCTATAGTCGGCGGCCAGATACCCATACTGTCCATCGTCACGCATACGATACAAGCCGGAAGGATGGCATAAATCTATGCAAATTTGGTCTACCTGTTGAGTTGTTTTACAAACCGGATATGGGCCAACGTATATGCGTGAGTCATCGGTTTTTTCCGTGATGGTATATTCCCGTTCAGCTACATCTGGTGCCCCGGCAGGCAATGACGTTTCTTGGAATACGGCTATTTCGTATAGCATCCCGCCTTCTGTGAACGTCCGTGACTCCTGAAATGTTAACTCGATAGATCCGCCGGCCCATGCCACAATCACCTTTTCGCCAGCCACAAAATCGGCATAGGGATAGTCATTGGGAGAAGGATGATAGACATACAGAATGCAATGCCCATCGATTGTCGGGTCAGAAGGCCAGCCCGCACCAAAATCCGGCGGATGGCTTGATTCAAGGTATTGCATTCCTTGATAGAATTTTCGCCCATATTTGGATAGCTCTGCACCACCGACATGGGGGGAGGTATACATATTGTCATGGTAACCGGGCAGGGTAATGGTTCCGCCCGGGGGGATATATTGCCACGAAATACCCTCTAATGAGTTGATATCTGAGCCGCCAATCTCGATTTTGTGAATCTCATGTTCTCCGGGGCCAAGACACAACAAAACGTTCGCGAATTGATCCCAAGTGCGATTCAGGTCCTCTGCCACAGCTATATATTCCACCCAGTCATGCGAGGCTCTGGGTGGGGCCCAGGTGTTTTTTCCGAAGGCGACGGGTATAACAGAGTCAATGGCCGGTATCTGTCCACCAGTAGCGATTGATTGGGCCTGCAGCGAAGAACCTGACGATTGGTTTTGATCGCTCACTTTGACCCCAAACATTGTGTTCATAAGGGCGGCGCCCCCGACCATGATGCCGGCAGATAATGCAATTCCTGACCCGGAGAGTACTGTTGCACCGGATGCCGTAACAGTGGTCATGCCAAGCGCCGGGGGGAAATACATCGCAGCAGCGACCATACCGATAGTCATTATCAGCTGGGCCGGGTTGCTGCCACCGCCTCCACCCTGTGGAATGTAGACAAACCTCACACACTCCCCCTTAGCTATCGGGTCATCCCAATTCATAACGGGAATAGGAATAGGTTCGACATCTTCAAAAATACGGATAGCCACCACAGGGACAGTGAATTTGATACCCGACGCATCGAGGTAGGCATGGATAGAGCAGGGAGAGGCCTCATCACACCGGAACACCTCATCCACAAGAGGCGCCATGACATGGGAAAATTCGATCATGAGGGCACCCTCCGGTAGTATGTGATTCCCCGCCAGCCCATAGTGGTCAGATTCAGAAGATCGTCAAAACAGACGCCGTGGGCACGGGTGCTATGGAGGACGCCGCCGCCGTCAACATCGATCCAGATGCCGAGGTGATCAGGGGTATCTGCCTTTGCCATTTTGACCAGGCAACCCTCTTCGGGGGCCCCGATTTTTTCCCAGAGTCGATTTTCAGGATTGCGACGGATCGCGCGGATAACCGAGAGAAGGTTTTCTCTGTTGACCTCACCGAAGGGGGGCATGTCGATACCAAAGTAGTTGCGCTGAACGACACGAAAGAGGCCGTAGCAGTCAAAAGCATCAGGACCTTCAGCCCCTTCACTCCATGGGAGCCCGATGTATTGGTTTGCCCAGTGAATTTCTTGTGCCTGTTTTTTTGTTCTTCGTTCTTCGTTCACTGTATTCGCTCCGCTCATGCCGTCATTGGAAATGGTGCGCAAGCACACCCTACCGGACCAACCCGGGGAACTCGGCCGCCGTGAACCTCAGGGAAGGACAGCGCCGGTTGGTAAAATCGAGAAAACCACAGGTGCCTGTGACCCGTGAGAACATGACCTTCACTTTCCTGAGGCTGAGCCCGGACAAGGTATACTGCGGACCTTGTTCGAGTATGTCCGACAAGTACTCTCTCAACGTCACCGTGACAGGTGCTCTGTAGCCCACGGCCTCCTGCATCTCGTCGCCAATCTGCTTGGAAACGTTGTCGATCCATATTTCCAGAGCGGGGAGATCTTTCCCCTGTTTGGGGTGTTTGTGGCCGAAGCTGCACTTTTGGAACACGACATATGTCCCTCCGGCCTCAAGGGGTGCGGCCAGATCCTGATGGTCATAAACCACCCTGACCGGCTCGGGCCATGCGGGGTGGTTCAACTCAAGGGTGATGAGGATCTCTTGGCCCGTCGGGCTGCTGGCACAACTTTCGATATATGCCTGAGTCATGGTGTCGGTCATCGGACAGCTCCGTAAGATCGGTCAGCACCGTAGGTGGATTCAAAGGTACTTGCCAATGGCCCACGCCCTTCGGCCACGTTGGCAGCCATACGGCCCTCCATCTCTTCAAAAATCATGTCAATATCGATAGACCCGTCCGCATTCTCCCGGGGTGCTGAAACCTGCGGAGTGTAGGGGCTGTTTTTGACGTTGACGTTGACGGTGACGGGCCTGCCGGATTTCCCTACCTGATTTTTAGGGATCACTGCCTCGCCGCGCTGGAGGATGGCGGGAAACTCGTCGGGCATGAGGCCGTCGTGGAAGCGGGGGGCGCCGGAGAACATGGAGGAGGGGACCGACCGAGTTGGATTGGCAGTATAACCGACAACACCGCCCAAATGGTTTACACCGGCCATTGTCATGGGGGCCCCCGCGAAGGAGGACATCCCACCGGCCGATACGTTTGCAGAGGAACTGCCCATAGCAACGCTACCCATCCACTGCCCCATGGCCATAGCCAGAGGGCCGGTGATGGATTGGCGGATGGTGATGCGGGCCAGGTCGGCCACGATGGAGTTGGCAAGAGAAGAGAACTCGAGTTTCCCGGTGGAAGCCATCTTCACCAGGGCGTCTTCCATGTTGTTGAATCCGGAGACAAAGGCGTTTTCCATGTGGGTGGCAGCATCAGTGGAGGCTTCGGCATAATCGTTCAGGCTACGGGTGGCGCCGTCGCGCCAGTGGCGGGAGTTGCGGAGACGTTCCTCAGCAGCCTTTTTTTCTTCCTCAGCTGCTTCCTTAACGGCCTCTGATTCAGCAAAGACCAGCGCCATGTAATCATCGAATGCGGCCTGGTATGATTTTGTTTTCTCCGCGTTGTGTTTAGCGATAATGGCGCCGATGGTTTCTTCTGACCATTGGGTTACGGCCACAGAGTCAGCACCTGCCTGTCTATAGGCTTCCGCCCTGCGCTCAATTTCCTGAATCTGCCAGTCGACATTCTTTTTCAGCAGCTTCGTCTGCTCCTTCTGGAATTCGGCCTGGAGGTTGTTTCGTTCCTTCAGAGCGACCTTTTCAGCTGCGGTCAGCGTTGCGCCTGCGGCTATGTCATCCACAGTGCTGGAGGCGTTTTTTGGAGCTTTATCAGTTTTGGGCCAGCCCGTCACTTTCCCCACGGACCGCTGAGGGGTAGCGATCAGCTCGCCGGTGTTCCAATCACGCAGGCCAGTCGCAACGGCTGAGATATTGTCCCATGCGGCCATATACTCTTGCCACTTAGTAGACATCGATCTGATATTCATGTTCATCTGCTTGAGTCCATCGTTAATGACAGATGAGACAAAGATGATCTTTCCAGCGTTGCCGCCCCACAACATTTTCCCCACCAGGCCGTACCCGGCGGCACCGGTGATTTCAGAAGGCAGTGAGTTGTAAATGGTCACCAGCCCGTCTACGGAGCCTTTAATATTATCAATATAGATAGGGACATTTTGCCGGATCAGGTCTTCGTTGTTGTCGACCCATGCTTTCAGTTCATCGTTGAATTCAGAGAGACTGTCCTTCACCGCGTCAAACACCCCTGCATCCATCACGCGGCGCTCAAGTTCCACAAAGTAGCTGCGGGTGACTGTTTTCAAACCGCTCCAGCTCTTCATCATGTCCTTGGCGCTGCCGCCGAAATCTTTTCTCATCCCGTCAAAAATCACAGAGACGATCTTGGAAATTTCGATGCCGGAGCCCTGGAGCTCTTCCACGGTCATCCCGAAAGCATCCTGCAGGTACTTACGGGCATTAATCCCTGCCTCAGCCATAATATTGAGATCCTGGGACATGACCTTGCCCTTGGCGGACATTTGCCCCAGCTGCAGGCTGAGGCGTGACAGGGTTTGCTCGCCAAAAATGGCTGAGACATCTGTAAGGGTCTCCAGTGTTTCAATGGTCGGATTGAGGCCCATAGCCATCAGCAAACGAAAGCTGTCCACGGCTTTCTGGGTGTTCACCGGCATGTCCAATGCCCATTGGTTCAGCTCATCCAGGACCGCAGTCCCGTGCCCCTTAGTGATTTTATCGAGCTGGATTTCCATTCGCTCAAAGGCGGAGGCTGTCTGCATAAAATCCTTGCCGATCATATTGCCGGCAAGACCGCCAGCTGTACCGGTAAGGATACTTCGCAAGGAGAAAAGATCCTTCGTGAGGTTCTGGACATACCCCTGGGTTTTTTTGAAGGCACCACCAGCGGCATCCTTGGCTGTTATGACGATTTCCAGCTCATTGCCATACATGGTCAGATCCTCCTACCGGCCATTTTTGCTGAATAGTGCTTGGCGATGTTACGGACAATCTCAGTACGGTAACGCTGCCGAAAAGGGCCAATGATGGGACGAGCAGGGGTACGCATGGATGTGGTGGATTTTTTGAGGAAGAATGGGGTATTCCCGCCCTCGATTTTGCCAAGGGCTCCACCTACATGGGCAAACCCCAGTCTCTGGGCTTTTGATACTGGAGAGACAAAGCCTTTTTGATGCATTTCTGCCAGCTTTCGCCACCGACCGCTGGAGAGGTGCCTGGGGTTTATTCCCCGCTCAAGCCCCTGAGACCTTGCACGCTTGGCGATGGATCGGCTTGTGGGCCCAACAAACCCCAAAGCCACGGTAAAGGGGCGTTCGCTTCGCACATGGTAGCGAACTGCCTTATCGATGGTGCCTTTCGCTCCATGGCGGTTGGTCGCGGGAGAATAAAGAGGGACTTTGCGGGCTGGCGGAGCCCAGAAGCGTTGAGCGATGAAGGATAGGGGCGCAAATCTACGGCCACCCGGAGCGCCTTTGCGGAGCTCTTTCTGGAGAAGGTTTTTCTTCCTGTAGCCTTCAATGCGGATAGCCGTGTTAGCTGCTCGTTCCTGCTCTTTCCGGGTGCGGTCAATCACCCTCTTCAGCTGATCCACTCCCCTGATTATCGTCCCCACTTGCATTTTGCATCTCCAGAACTTGGGCCTCAAGGAGGCGGAGTTTACGTTTCAGGGCTGGCCCGACTGTTATTTCCAGGCGGGCGGCTTCGCTGTCGATGACCGTGTAATCAAGTCCCACCAGACCGAAACCGGTGGTGCGCCATTGGGTCCGGATCTCGGTCCAGAGTTCCCAAGCCTCTATGTTTCCGGGGTGGAGGGGCGGGGGCTTTTCCCAGTCACATCCTCCGCAGTCTCCGTTGCTGGTGCAGGACTCGCAGTACTCTCGTCGCCCGGGGTCATCGAACCATCGGGCGACGTCGAGGAGTTTTTTTCCTCATCCGGTGAAGAGAAGGTTTCCCGCAGAATTTCACGATACAACTGGATGCAATCAGGGTTATCCAGTGTGTCGGTGGCTTTAAACTCGTCTTCCGTGAGGGCTTCTTCCAGGATCAAGTCCATGGCCTCCTCACTCTTCTCGACAGGCAGGAGATCGAGGGGCATGCCGTCATTTCTCATTTTCCGGAGGAACCCACGCTTTAAGGGGTTAAGCTCGAAGACTCGGCCATTGATCGTTTTTTCTCTCATGCTGTTATCCTCACCCCATCCGGGGCTTTCGCCTAAGCGTTCTCGTAGGTGTTGGTCAGGCTGATTTGCAACGCCGTGCCTTCGGTGGCGTCTTCGTAGTAGGCCTCGTATTGCATGGGCAGCTGGATGCCCTTTGGGCCGGAAACTTCAGGGCCGGTGAGGTGGTACTGGATCTCGGGGCAGAGTACCTCGAGGCGGGCGCTGGCATTCTTTTCCAGGATGCACTCCACGCTGGTTTCGGTGGAGGCCTCGGCCAACTCGAGTTGAGTGATATCTTTAAACTGAAAGGTGGCGTTGCCGTTGAGGGAGGCGCCTCCGTCCACCATGCCGCCCAGCTTACCGTGTCGGTTCAGGGGGCGGTCGGAGTCTACGTCAACGTCGAAATCACCACTGAGGTCCCATTTCAGAGCCGAAGCCAGGGTGACCCCGCCTTGCTTGAAATCTGAGAAGTTGCGGTTGTTCAGGCGCACCATAGAAACAGTGGTGGGGGAGGCGTCGAAGGAGGCCAGCTCGTAGCTATGGTCTGCGGCTGCCAGACCGATGGTCACCACACGTTCACCCTTTTCGCCTACACCGAAAGAAAAGCTGGTGGTACGTACGTCAGTGAACCGGGAGTATTTCTTGGTTCCACCGAGATCACCGAAATACATCTCCAGGGTACAGAACAGGCGATCGGACCCAAGCGTGTAAACATGGGTGTAGGGACCTGTGCCGGTTGTTGCAGGGGCACCAAGGAGAGCTTTAAACCAAAAAAACATACACTCGCTGTCCAGAGGAACCACCACCTGACCCGGGGCGTTCCATTCCTCATCAAAGGGCTCGCTGGGGTTAATATTGCCCCGGATAGTGGCACCTTTGCCCTTGGCGCGTTCGGGCTTGAGGGATATGGAGTTGACGGGGAGGACAAACCCTTCTGTCGCCACCACGCCGAAGCCCGACTGAAAGCCAAGCTTAATGGTTGTTTTTGCACCTGATGCCATTGCCATGGGGTACCTCGCTTATGCTGTGATGGGGTCTGTGCCCAGGGTGACCTGCTGTGTCAGGGCAGCCGCAAGGGTGACCTGCCAAAAAGGAAACGCCTCGGTTTCGTTGTTCACGTGCTCGACGGCGGCGATGTAGACATCGATCTCATCCAAGGACTCGGATAAGACGTTCATTACCTGCCGGCGGAAGCTTTCTCGACGGCTGAAGCCTGTCCACTCCTTCACTCGGTCCAACCCTGATTGAAGGCCGGTCTCATCGTGGATGGTTAAAACCATACCCAAATAACAGGTGGTGATGGCGTTGCCGTCGTCATCTTCTTCGCTGCCGGCCTGCCCCCCGGCGACATCTATCTCAATGGCCGGGCATTGCTCCTCTGATGGACGTTCCTTATCGCTGATACCAATAAAGATGGTTGGCTCCTGGCCGTACCAACCTGCCAGTGTTGAGTTCAGCGTGGGGTTTTCATGGAGAGCCGCGACAATGTAGTTTGTGATGTCATTAGTGTTCATAGCGACCTCGCTTTATGCGTGCGGTGGCCGTTTGACCGGCACCCAAGGGAATGATCCACCGATCATCGCCGCCACGTGGCCTGAGGTTATCCTCATTGAGCACCGTGTATTCCGTTCCGTCGATAATCACCGGGGTGAGATGAACCGGTTCCCCGGTGATGTCGTCGGCGTGGACTGTGATATCCACGCGGTTGTATGGCTGGTCCGCCACATTGCGCCGCACCAGGGCACGGAGGGGAGCACCGTCAAGGGTGATGTCCGTGCCTGATACGTTGAGCATGCGCCGTAGGGCGGCTTTGCGGCGGTCCAGCATGGTCACCTCTTTCCCGTGGCGATGACACGCTCGATCTGGTTATTGATAAAAGCATCAATATCGGGGACAAGGTGCTCGATAGATTTCAGGCCGGAACGCGGGAGTTGTTTCTTGATAAGTTTTCGGGCCGCCTGCTGAGCCGCCTGCTGACCTATACTGTTTAAGTTCCCGGACGGGCTTAAATATTCGACGGGCAGCTTGGGCTTAAATTGCATCTCCACCTGCTGGACAGCTCCCTCCGCAAGGGAGACGATATGCTGAACCAGAGCGGCGGCCCGTTCGTTCTTGGTTTTGGTGCGGACCCATCGGGTGATTTCCACACCACCCCAGCTGATGATAGGGCCCAAAACCACCACAAGAAGGGGAATCAGAACCTGTTGAATCAGGAGTGCTTCCATGATGATATTTTCCTCTTAATAAGCGTTGCGAATTGTGAGGGGGAACTCGTCCACCTCGGCCATGATCTGCATGAAGTCATAGTAAGCCCCTCCGGAGTCCAGAACAGCCCGGAGGCCCTCCAGATGGCCCACCCTGCGGCCAGGGAGGATGCACCCCTGAGTATCCAGAGAGGTGTTCCCGATATGGATGAGGATATGGCTCCGACCGGTTACGTTCGTCACCTCAAACACCTCGCCACGGGTGGGGGATGTCACACGCTGGCATGCGTACTGCCCTGGAGGGATACAGGAGATATCGGGGGCATTGCCGCGATCGGGAGGCTCAAGCGTGAAGCTGTGAACCTTCCCGTCAATACGCAGCACACCGATGGTGCCCTGGCGTGAGGTTTCGATTCGGTCAATAGCAGCGTCAATCATCGCGCCCTCCGTTTGCGGTAGCGGTCCATGGCGGCCGGGATGTCCGTGCCAAACAACCTCACCACCAGAGCCACGAACACCAGAATTCGTGTGGCGGTAGACAGGCAAATGTCAGCCGACTGCCAGACCGTCGACAACCAGGCGAAAAAGGAGATGAGGTATGTTTTGCACGTTTCCATCAGGTCGTTCATGGGGACCTCAGGGTTGGGGGTTAGGTTGTGTAAACACCCTTGATCAGCATGCCGCATTTCCGACTGACGTCGGTGACGACGGTGCCGGCGTCGTCCACTGATTTCAGGAGGGTTTCCCCGACCTGATGGCGGACCCGGTAAATATCGGACCGGATCTGCTCTTCGCGGTAAGTCTCCACAACGGGCTCTTCCGCGCTGTCCTCGGTCCAGACGAAGGTCCGTCCGCAACAGGGGTCCAACTCGTCATCGCTGTGGGAAACCAGGCCAAGGAAGATATAGTTGGGGTCCCAGAATTCAGTGAGGGTGACCGTTTTTTTCTTGTTTTGGGTGGCTGCGTTGTATTGGGCACCACCGATGAGGACCTGGGGCACGTCCAGCATATGCGCAACCTGAGCAGCGGAAAGCTTTTCAATGTCGATGCCGGGGAAAGTGTACTTCAGGCGGTCTACCACAAACGAGTTGACCTTCAGGCTTTCAAAAAGCAGCCAGTTCATCTGCACCACGTTGGGAATAATGCCGTAGGTCTTCCGCATATAGGCGACACCATCCCTGACGATTTCAATGGGGTTGCCGGGGCTTGATTCGGCATTAATGGCTGCAGAGGCCGATTCGGTGTAAAAATTCGACTCGTTCTGGATAAGGTTTGCAATGCGTTGTTCTTGTCCACGGGCGATGATACCCCGTGCCCGCTTGACGGCGAGGTTATCCACGGAGATAGACCCGGCACGGCGTTCCAGCTTTTTGCGCTCCGAGTCGTCGATGGGCTCTTCATGTCCCTGTTCACGGGTATGGTAAATACCCTCCTCATAGGTCCAGTCGGAACGGTTGTAAGCGCCACGAGCTGCACGAGAGGTATCTTCCATGGAGTTAAACGCCTCTTCCGGAAGCACAAGGAAAGACCCTGCATCATCAAGGACAGGGAGCGACGGCATTAACTGCATGCCGATAAACCCCATGTCTTCAAATCCCAGGCCCTCTTCAATAACCGCACCCAGATCGGGTCGATATACGGGGGTTCCTTCGGTCGGTCTCATGTTGGTATCCTCATCGGTTCGGGTTCGAAATTGGTTGTCCGCATCGCCTTATGGTGTCGCGGATTAGGTCACGGTAACGGTTTTGCCGTCGTTGTAGGGCAGTATCTGTACGACGTCGCCGTCGGCGGTGGCGGCCTGAAGAACTTTACCCACCCTGCGGTAAGTGCCAGCGACAGCGGGGAGTGCTGAGATCTTGCCGGAAGCGGCTGCGAATGCATCCGCATCTAAGGGGATGCCCCCTGCGGCTTCCACTTCCAGGCTGCCTTGGTCGTTGAGGGTCTTCACCGCCACAGGATCGCCTGCGGCGGCGTAGCCAAGGGTGGCTCCGATGGGATCGTCGGTGGCGGTGGCCGTGCAGTAGACAACCGTTCCGGAGGAGAGTTTCACCAGGCGCTGCCCGTTGACACCGCCCGTCCCCGCCGTTCTGGTAAGAGGTCCGTTATTCCAGGTCATGATGATTTCCTCTTTGGTATGGGGTTATGGTTGCGCCCACTCGCTTGGAGGGCGGGCGGTTATTTATTCTGCTGCTTCTTGAGCCAGGCTGTGTGCGCCTCGGGGTTCGCTTTGGCAACGGCCTGGATAGCGACGCCTTTGGAGCAGCCTTCATTTGCGGACATATGGGCGGAGACCAGGGCGTCAAAGTCCTGAGATCCGCCGCCTTCACCGCCACCGCCGGAAAGGACGCCGGGGGTGAGTTTCTGAAGAGCCGCAAGGACAGCCTTCATTGTGTCGCTGGCTTTGACTTCGGACTGTTCCTCTTCCTCTTCAGCCTCGGTGGTTACGGGTGCAGCTGTCACGCCCAGAGCCTTGGCCTGCTCGGCGGTCATGTTGGTTTCAACCATCACCTTCACCTTGGCGGAGAGCTCTTCCCCCGCCACCACACCCATGAGAGAGAGGGCCTGGTCCACTGCGGCTTTGATAGCTGTTTCGGTGGTAGCTGTGGCCTGGTCTACCCCTTCCTGTACAATCTGCTCGTAAAGATTGGGGTGCTCGGCCTTGAGTGTGTTCTTATCCATGTCGCCCTCCTTTTTGGCGATATGAGAGATACAGGTATCGATATCGGGCATGGTCCCGGTGACCAGGCCGAGTTCTATGGCTTCGGCGGTGAGAAACACTTTGGCGTCCATGGCGTCGATGGCATCAGATGTGAGGCCATGATTTGCGGCCACGGAGTCGCGGAAAATGGCGTATGCGCTTGTGATTTGCCCCTGAACATATTTTCTGGTCTTCTCATCAATGGGGGTGTCGGGGTTTGGCGTGGCCTTGTAGCTGCCTTCGGGTGCTACAAAATAGGTTTCCGTCAGGCCTTTCTGTTCATTCCAGCCGCTCCAGTCTGTGTGGTGCGTTCTCACCCCGATAGAGCCGTGCATGGCTGTAGCCGGGGCGTAAGATTCAATGGCGGTGGATTTTATCCACTCGGCGGCGCTGGTGGCCTGTCCGTCCACCCATGCATAAAGAGGCAGGGAGACGGAAGAGAGGAAGTCCACCAGCTCCAGGCATCCGTCCACGGTGCCGCCGGGGGAGTCGATATCAAGCAGGATGGCCCGGACACCAGGCATAAGAAGAGCCTTTTCAATCTGCTGGCGGACGCCGAGGTAACCGGAAACCTGCCAGGAAGAGTAAAAAGAGTTCCAGCCGTGGTCCTTGGCAAGGGCACCCTTGACTGGGACAATGGCGACACCCTTGGATGTAATGATTTCAGGGATCTTGTCTGCTGCCTTGGATCGCACGGAGAACATGGGGGCGTTTTCGGATACCTCCACGGCAGCAGAAATAGAATCAAGGCCCTCAGGTGCAATGGCCCAAGGCTGCGACAGGTAAGCATGGGCTCTACTCTTCTTCATGGGCTGCCTCCGGCATTTGTTCTGCGTCCAGTTTCTTTTCCCGCGCACGCTGCTTGATATTCCCATCCCATTCGCCGTCGTATTCAGCGGCCACCTGTGCCAGGGTCACGATGTTGTTTTCCATGGCAAGCACAGCAGCTTCGATTTCTTTTTTGGGATCCACATGGCCGCGCTTCTGGGGCCTCCAGTTGGCCATGGTGTAAAGTTGGCGGGCTTCGTAAAAGTCGGGGCTGCCTTTAGGGATCTTGACGAGGCCGCGCAGGTAGGCTTCCTCCTGCACGAGGTTCCAGCAGGGCTGTGAAAAATGGCCCACAAGCCACTTCTGGTAAACCGAAAAAACCCGCCAGGCTTCAAGGAGGGCAGCCCGGGCGCTGGCGAAGTTGGTTTTGGAGAAATCCTTGGCGATGACCTCGTAAGGGATACCCATAGAGGCACCGGCAGAGCGCAGGATACGCTCGGTAAACACGGCAAAGGCGTCGTTGGGCCGCTCGTTCTTCAAGATATGGGGTTTTTGCCCGAATCCGCCATATGCCACCTGGCCGGGGCTGAGTTCCTGGTATTTTTTCAGCTTGTCCCAATAGTCGTCATTTGAGACCATGCTGGCTGCCATGGCGTCGGGAAGAGATGTCTCGATAAAAACAGGAAAGCTGGCAGCAACGATGGCGCCGATCAGCTCGAAGTCGTAGTAATCTCCGAGGTCTTTAAACAGCTTCAGCGCCGGGGCCAGGGGGGAGACTCCGCGTACCTGCTCGTCGAATTTTTGAACGAAGCCGTGAAGCATGCCCGGGCGATGGGCGATCTGTGCGGGAATCGGGGTAAATGTGGCAGGCGCGATTGAGCTGGAGGCGGAAGAGTCATTTTCCCGGGCGTAGAACGTAACGGAGTTGCCGCGCCTGCCGAGCTTGATGCCGTCATGTATGGTTTTATCCGACATCTTGTCGGGTGGGGTCTGAATGCGCTCCGGATCGATTGTCTGAATAGCGAGGGAAAAAAGCCTGTGAGGCTCATCAAGCATCACAGGTTGGCGGAAGAACTCACCCTTCATCAAGAAGTTGTAAACGGAAAGAAGTTCCAGCTCCCAGAACTGCAGGCGGCCCTTGGCGTCGGCCTCCTTGGTCCAAAGATTCCAGGCGAGTTCCTGTTGCTGCTGGAAAATACTGGTGGTTTCAGTGTCCCAGCCGAGGATTTCAGACGGTGGGGAGGATTGAGGCGTAAGGCCGGTGCCTACAATACCGACGGCCATGGAGTCTACGGAGGATGCGGCGTTGGGGTCGTTGATGGCGACATCAACGGCACGGTCCGTCAGGGTTTCGCGCTCCAGCCTCTCGGACATTTTGTTAATTTTCTTGACAACCCATTTGCTCATGGCACCCTGGCGGGTAGCCGCAGAATGGCGCACCTTGCCCGTGGTGCCGGAACCAGAAACAGAACGATTACCTAAGAGGTTGACCTTCTTTAGGGCCTGAGTCCATTTCTTCATCGCGACACCACCCCGCGATTGAGAACCAGGCCAGGAGAGAAGCCAAGAAGGGCGTTTCGCTCGGCCTCAAACCATTTCAGGGTGCGCCGGATCTTCTCAGGGTCGGCGTTCCTGATGGTCTCGCCGTCAATGGTGATCTCCTCGCCCGCAGCGATGGCCTTGAGGGCCGCCTTGTAGGCGGCTATCTGGTCATTGAGCTCGTCTAATGTGAAAAGTGGTTGTCCCATGGGAAGAGAGATAACTTATAAAGGAGGGGGAGTCGTGCAAACTATGGAAAATATGGAAACTGTGGAAAGTATGGAAAATTTTAATACTATATAAATGAAATTAGTATTGGGCTGCCATGTTGTATCATTGCATAAAAAAAGCCCCAGACAACGCTGGGGCACTTGATATGCCTTAATAATTATCGGGGCTTAATACTATTGTTGTCGCCCACATTCACATTGATATTGAAGAAAACTATTTTAATGCTGGGTAAAACCCTTTGCGGTGACCTCAACGGCCCCAGTGATGATGTGATATAAATGATCAATAAAATAAAAGTACTACGTATTCAGCCGAGGTTGAGGATAACCTGTGTCATCATAAAAATGCAAACGTGGGCTAATTCTTTGTTAATGTGCATAAATGTCACCTCCATGTTTGGGTTTGTGTTGCCTAACACCCCAGTGGGTGCCAACTGCTTATAATTTCCTGGAGGGAATCTGCTTTAAATTTGATTTTAATATTGAGATTTTATGTTGATTTTAATGGCGATAAAAAAAAGTCTCAACTTAAAACTATGCGCCTTGTCATAATCAAGGTTGTGTGAAGTGATCTTTGAGGCTCTCCGATTTCAAATTGATCTCACCACCTTCAACAATTGAAGCGTCACTGAAGAATCATTGTTTCTTGCATTCTAAAGTAAACTGTGCTTGATTTTGGAAGCTAATTATACCTCAGCAGAAGACCATCCAAGCTTACCAAAAAAGCATTTAGGATAAAGTGCTCCCATATATAAGGAACAATCATGAAAAAAGAGTTCAATCCCAAGGGGAAATTCGAACAGGCTGAAGCATTTCTTAAGGACATAACGGGATTGGGGCTACGGGTTGGTATTCTCATCCTATTCGCAATCGCCGCCTGGCGATTGGGGTGGTCTCAGCTGACTGTAAATTTAAGCGAGTTCAATTTTTCCGATCTCTTGGCAATGATACTTGCGCTATTTGCCATGGGGATGTCTCTTGCCTTCTACTTTAAGTCCACCGATTCCAGCAACCAGTTTTACCATGACTCTTATGAGTTCACCCAGAGGATCTCTGAGGTCATTGGTCGAATGGAAGAGCGTTTTGGAGAACGGTTGAAGCATCTCGACGAAGGGTATGGGCGGATCGAGTCAAGATTTGATGATATGGCACAATCTAAAATCGAAATCCAAGAACAGGTAAAAGAGACTGAAGGCAAAGAGGAAGAAGAAAAAGCCAAGCTTGAAAAAGTAAACAATGAAATGGAGGAAATGCTCGAGAACTTGGCCATGAGGGCTCAGTTGGCTGAAAGAGAAAAAGATGAGTTTTTTAAAAAAATGCAGGTACTAACAGGTGAGAGAAATGATGCACAAAAACATATTAAGAAGATGGAACAGGAAAAAACTTACCTTCAAAATCAACTAAGTATATTGCAAAAGGAATCAATTAATGACGGTAAAGATGCTTTTTATAACGTATTAGCCTATTATCTTAATAGTAAAGAAGTAGCTAATCTTATTGCGGGTAAAGTTCCAATTAAGCGTATTAACTATCAAATTTTGGAGTTTATAACATCTGAGTCAATGTTTGATAGAAAATATTATTACGACATAGGTATTATTGATAAGAATGGACATTTAACCCCGAGGACTCTGCGATTTATAGAACATGCAGTTAGAGATAATGAGGATTATAAAGATTAATAATTAATCTATATAAGTAAATATTATTTATCCATGTTTTAATGGGGATAAGATTTTTTGTTTGATATTGATCTCTAAAATAGATCTTTCGGAAATGGGTCAATAGTCTTTCCTCGCCGTAATCCCCCGGCATGAACGCATATAGTTAAGTAAGGATGTGGTGGCCTCCAAGGCTGTCTCCTTCTCCTCTTGAGTCAACCCACAGTCAAGTTCACGCTTGCACATACTTTGGCAAACCATCGCCAGCTCCACGGATTCTTTTGTGATTTTTGCGTAGCCGAAGCCCGCCAGAATAAGACGAATCACGCCACCACCTCCGACCTCAACGCCTGTTGAATAACTCTCGCAGCTCCTGAGGTGCCAAGAAATCCCCCGTCAACACATTCCTCAACACACCCACTCAACCCCACCCTGAAACGCCTTGTTGGCAGGTAACCATTCGGCATGGAAAACCGGATCGCTCTTTCCTCTTTCTGGATATCGATTCCTTCCACGGTAGCCGCCGGCCACTTCCCCATCACCACGGCGAGGCATTGTTCGAGGAGATTCATTTTGTCAGGCAAATTCGCAACATTCATTTTTAGTTTCCCTTTATTTGCAGTGGCCTCGGGTGTCCGTTATTGTACGCCCAGCCGAAAATCACCCGTCGAGTGCGCACTCATCATCAGTGCAGGCTTTGATGTATGCATCGAGGTCCGACTCATAAACTCGGTAGCCTTTTTTGGCCCCCACCTTGGTCCTTACAAGTTGCCCGCTATTGATGAGGTTGTAGACGTTGCTCACGCTGCATTCGAGGCGCTGGGCAACAATGCTGATAGTCAAAGCTCGGCCTTTGTCCGGATCTTTGGGGGCGGGGCGGTTGCGTTCGTAGATCGCTGCGTGCTTCATAATGCTCATCTCCTGTTGAACCATGAGGGCTTTCGTCGTTTGTTTTGCTGGTCATCTTCAGGTTGTGATTTCGGGGTAGGGGTTTCTTCTATGGGGTTAGGCTTCGCCCAATGTTTTACCCCTAAGTAATCGTATGCCGTAGAGACATAAACAGAGACATCAAAACCGTGGTTGTCCACACTATCGGGGCACATCCAAAGGCCTGTTGCTTCATCAATATACTCAGCCACCATCATTTCGGCCCAGTGGTCTGTGGTGGCGGAGCTGTATCGCCACGCTCCGGGGTCGGTGATGGTGGATTGAAGCTTGGAGTAAAGCCTGTTTTTGTAGAAGTTGGTGTCGAGCCTGATTAGCTGGAGGCCGCCTGGGAGGGCCTTTTTGCCTCCGGGGTAGAACTCGAGGTTTGTGAACGCGAAAGGCGTGCTCATACGCTGTTCTCCCTTGATGGGGAGTACTTTTCCGCGATGTTTGAGACACCAATCGTAAACCTCTGAGGTAAAGTGCCCCATGGCATCGATAAGGCCGAATGTCACTGGGTAGATATTGCCATCCACATCCTTGTACTCATGTTCCCAGAGGACTTTTTCCAGTGCTTCGAACGTTTCAACGAATCCAGCCCTTATCTGCCAGGAATCCCCGATGATGCCGTAGCCAAACGCTCGGATTTCATACCACCATCCATCGCCCTCTCCCTGGGTATCGGCCCCGAAAAGCAAAGTCGCCACCTGCCCACCACCGGGCACCACACCCTCCGGCCTGTCATCCTTCAGGGCCTTTATCACGTCCGCTTTTTGCTCCCTGCGTTTCGGGATGTAAGGCATGGCCTTGTGGGCGTTGAAAAAGTCTTTCAGGTCGTCGATGTTTTTGAGGCCCTTAAGGAACGACGCGGCGGCCTCGGACATGGAGACAAAATAAGAGACCCAGCTGGGCAGGTGAAAAGCGATGTTTGCCGGGCGGAAGGTCTCCAGGTAGCGGAAGAGCTCCAGGGGCTTTTCGTTGGACCCTTCAGCGTGGAGGGAGCGCCATTCGCCACCACGGACTGCCTCGTCGCGCATGTCGTCGTCCCATTGGGACTCGCAGTGGGCGCAGTGGTATCGGGCGAGGCGGTTGTTTTCCACATCAGACGGATCTGCCTTGCCTCCGCCGGGCCACTTGATGTTTTCGAATTCCATCACCTGATGGCGGCCGCAGTCAGGGCACTTGACGTAGTAGACGAAACGAACGTCAGCGGCGATAAATTCCTGATAGACGTTTCCTGACTCCACCGTGGGGGTGGAGATTTTCCAGAGCTTCGAGAGCGCCAGGCGCTTGAAGGTGATCAGGCGCTTGCGGAGGAGGTTCAGGGCGCTGGTTTCCTTGGAGTCCTGGCCGCCTTTCTTCTTCTTTTTTTCTGCCTGGGGCACGCCCCAACCGGGCTTATCGATCTCATCGGCAAAGGCGTAGCGGATGGGCTTGTTTGCAAGCCGGCTAACGGAGCTGGCCCAGCCAAGGTAGATGGTCATGTGGGAGAGGTTCAGCTTCAGGCCGCTCTCATCATCGGCCCTCCCTGTCAGGTGCCGGGCCAGCCGAGGCGTGGTCTTGAACATCGGCTGGATACGGTCGCTGCTGTTCTCCTTGGCGGTGGTTTCATCACAAAAACAGGCGATGATGTCATCGGGCTCGCAATCAGATTTTTTACCGATCCAGTTGAATGCTGATTCGGTTCCACCCGACTGCGGCCCTTTCATCAGCGTGCTTTCTCGGACGGTGGGGTAGTCCATGGCGTCCATAATCCCCACGAGATACTGCGTCAACGAGTTCTGCCAGGGGCCCTGGATCGGACCTTTGGTGATGTTGCGATACTTTCCGGACCACTCCGAGACCTTGATGTACGGCTCATGCTTGAAGGTTTTCCGCTCCCCTTTGGTGAACCTGAACTCAAACGGGCCGGGATTGCCCTTCAGCTCCTCGAGGAGGGCCGGGGACATCCATGCCGGTGGGTCCGACAGGTCGATGGTGGGGATCTCGATGGGGACGTCGAAGGTGTCAACCATTTCAGCTCACTTTAGCCAGATAGATCGGCCTTAAATAGCACGTGAGATAAGATCTTTCGCGTCCAACCACACCCAACATCATTACGAGGCTTTGATCTGTACTACAAGAAACCCCGCGCTGTGTTTTATGGGTCCAACACGTCTCATACTTAATGCCATTCCAAACAGAAATAACATCATTCCATTTCAAGCCGCCGATAATATGCCTTTTTGTGTGCATGTGCATAAGGGATAACCGCCGACCGCCTCGGCAATTGCTTCGAATGACGAAAAAATTATCATCAAGAACCCAAGCGTATGTATTTTCTATTCGTGGAATCCCATTCCCTTTCACAGGGACTGGAAGTTCGACTTGATAAGGTGATTTCAGATCCTTGAATAATCTCATATCCAATCCTTTCCTTAGTAGTGGTTTACCTTACTCATCGTCGGGGCCTCCCTCGAGGATCATCACCTGGAACTGGTCCAGGGTTGCAAATCGACTCAAAGACTCTTTCCGGGCCTTGTCGATGGCCTCGATAAATGAGTCAATCTTTTTGAGGTCGCCACCCACCAGAGCAATGAGCTTTGAGGCATTGCTTCGGAAGTAATGGGCCTGATACGTGTCAAGGACACGGGCGCGTGCTGCCATCTCCCGCGCGAAATCAGCTTTCGGGAGAAACTTTTTCTGCTTCACGGCAAGGTCAAACTGCGAGTTCTCCCGCTGGGCGCGGATTTTCAGGATCTCTTCATGGAGCTTTTCGCCCTGGTCTTTGGCAATAGCTTCCCCTGACTCAGCCCCGGCCTTGCGCTTGAGATTGGCACGGGCGTAGTTGGTCAGGTCCTGCTGACGAAGGGTCTTGTCGGGCTGCAGGGACACGAGCCCCTTCTTGATATCGTCGTAAAACTTGGTTTTGGCGACTTCCCACCCTTCATCCTGGAGGTATTTGAGGGCTGCGGGTCGTTTTAGTTTTTTTTCAGTCTCAGTCATGGGCGACCTCCAAAATCCGGTGCGTCGTAGAACCTCATATTTTCTTCACTCCAAGCCAGGTCGAATGGACCAATGGGGCCGTTTCGGTTTTTGGCGGCAATGAGTTCAGCGACTGTTGGAGATATATTCTTGTCGTAGACCGATGGGCGGTAAGGGAACAGCACAATGTCTGCGTCCTGCTCGATGGAGCCGGAGTCTCGGAGATCGGAGAGTTTGGGGACTTTATCCGATCGTAATTCCAGGGCTCGGTTAAGCTGCGAGATAACCATCACGGGGATATTGAGGGATTTTGCAAGATTCTTCAGGCGCTTGGTGATGTTGCTCATCGCGGATTGTTTCTCGGTATCCCAATCCCCCATTAACTGGAGGTAGTCCAGGCCAATCCAGCGGATGCCGTGACGCAGGTGATATTTCCGGCTGAGGGTTTCCACCTGCGAGATGGTAATTCCCGGGGTGTCTTCTATGTGGATTGGCATCTGGGAAACAGTGTCGGCAGCATCCCTGATTTCCTGCCACCTGCGGTTACTCGGAACCTTGCCATGTCTGAAAATCTGGGAGTCCACTCCTCCGACGTCTGACAGAAGCCGGTTGCCCAGCTGGGTGGCTGACATTTCGAGGGAGAATATCAGACCCGACTCCTGACAGTGGCCGAGGTTCCGGGCGATATTGAGAAGCAGGGCGGTTTTGCCCATGGACGGACGACCGGCCATGATGATGAGATCTGTGGGTTGAAGCCCACCCATCACCCGATCGTATGCAGTAAAGCCAGTGGACAGGCCGGGAGGGCCATCAGCTGCGTTTGTCTCTTCTAATCGCTCTATGCACTGGGTGGTAATGGCGGCCAGGGAGGTATCCTGACGTGGGGTCAGGTCATCGTGGGTATCCTGCATCAGGGCGACGATATCGTCGATATTGCCGTTCTCGGTGCAAGCTTGTGTAGCCTGCGTTGCTCGCTGATGGAGTGACCTGCGCCTTGCTCCCTCCCTTACAATCTCAGCATGGCGGCGGATGTTGGTGGATACGGGGATGCGGTCGAAAATTAAAGAGATCTCCGCAGCCTGCACCTGGCCTCGCAATTGCGTGGCTACGGTAACGAGATCCGCCACCTCTCCGGCGGCGATGAGATCCGACATCACAGCAAATAGCAGCTGGTTTCGCGGGGTGTAGATCTCATCGGGCCGCAGATCCACCTCAAAAAGTTGGTCATTGTCGTAGAAAATCGAGGCAATGACGCACTCTTCAGCGATGATCTGATCTGGGGTGGCGGACAGGGTCATCCGAGCCTCCGGGGATAGACCGTGCTGACATCGGTGACGACAGCAGGTTGGTGGTATCGAGGCGACTTATTAGCGGCATCGTACTGGCTTGCGAGTTTTTGAAACTTTGTGCGGTCGCCGCCTTTTTTCTTTCTCAGCTCAGCCAGGGAAAGAAGATTGGACCCCCAGATTTCATGGTTTCGTGCCCAGGCAAGGGCCTTTCGGATGTATTCAAGATCAAACCCGTCCGTAAGCACCAGGCGCCCCACCGTCTCCGCGCAGCGCTGAATCAGGTCGTCGGTGATCTTAGGAGCCCTGTTGCCGTGGGTTTTGGCCTGATGTTCCTGGTACTTTCGGGCAAATTCCAAAAATTGCGGGGTTATATATCTCTCTATGTCTCTAATAGGTGATTGTTCACTGGTTGTGCCTTTGGTTGTACTTCCGGTTGTTCTCTGGTTGTTCTTGGGTTGCTCATCTTCATCTATACAGGATTGGTAAGCCTCATGTTTCAGAACAGATACGATACAAAACCGGTTGTTCACGTTTTCGATGGAGATAAACTTATCCTCTTCGGACAGGGTTTTGAGCATACGGGATAAGGTGATGCGGTTTACACCAAGTTCAGGCGCCCAGGAAGAGATGACAACAGCAAAGGACCCGACCGGGATCTCCTGCCCGCCAAAGTAGGTCACGCGCTTCAAATCCTGTTTCTGCATGATGGCCGTCATCAGGCCTATAAATGCAAGGCCACGGCTCCACGCTGATGATTGGTCGATCTTGTAATAGACTTTAAAAAACCCACGACTTAAATCCGGTTCCGCATGCATCACTACGCCTCCTTTGTTGGGTGCCGGGGGCAACCCATACCCCCGGCGTGTCTTCGGTCCATAGATGGACACCAGTTTTTAGCCTGTAATAGACACCACCTCCTTTTCCTTGTTGGGCATAAATGCAAAGGCGAGGTTCGCCAGGGAGAATCGAAAATCAAACCCGTCTCGCAGCGAAGGCTTGAGAAGATCAAAAACTGTCTTGGGGATTTCTATAGATTTACTGCGCAGGCATCCGTAGACGTTGCCGTCTTCGCCAATAGTAAAACCTGAGACACCTTTAAGTCTGTGGACTGTAGATCCATTCTTAATACCGACTTCCATGGCTTGCCTCTCTTTGCTACATAGCAATTAAAAATACCAATAATGACTAACTAAGATAAAAATTCCGTTTTCCGCCCCGTTTTGGATTTTCAGTGTGGGCGAAGGTCGGGCTGGCCGAAACCGTGATAGAGCATCCTTCAGGGAGGACCCGCGTCGATTTTCGATTTTTTGAAAGTTGGCATGATCTTTGCCCTGTCTTTTTGGCACATTCTTTGCCCTTTTTCTTGGCATCAACATTGCTGACCGCCGAGCCGGTCCTGAACCACCGGCAGACCCAGGCGACCGGAGAGGCGGAGAGCCTCGAGGTCGTCGTGGGCCTGATCGAGCAGGGCCGTGGCCTGCACCCTGACCGCATGGTGGTGGTCGGTCCACTCGCCGCCCGGAGGATTGAACGAGAGGGTGACCCGGCGATCACGGACGAACATCGTCACCCATTTTCCGTCCTGCTGCCCCACGAACTCGAAGAGTGCAACGACAGAATCGCTGTCCCTCCAGCTGGTTGGGGCGGCGATGGGGCTCGGTTGGCTAACCGTGGTCATTTGGCAACACCTCACCTGTGCGCCTTGACGGCCCTTTTTGGGACACGCCGGAGGCGATAAGAGTAGGCCATAGGCCCTAAAGAGGCCATAGGTCATAGGCTATAGGTGATAGCCTCACAGCAGGCCATAGGCGATAGGTTATCGGCTATGGTAGCGGGCTCGACCTGTGGCCGGTGAATGTGGGGGATGCGTGACAAGGGAGGCCATAGACCATAGGTGATAGGTCATAGGCCATAAGAAGCGGGCAGGAATAAATCGGTGCGGATCGCACCAAACAGAAGTAGCCCGTACCTTGCGGTTACGAGCGACGATTAGAAGGGCCGGGGTTGTCTCCCCCGGGCCGGAGGTGGGTCAAACAGTGTGAGATGGGTACACTATCTCACGGGGTCGTGGCGCGGTCAATTACATTATCAGGGGGGTTAACGAGGGTTGATCAAGAGAAAGCAGGCTATAGGTGATAGGTCAAAGGCAAAAGGGCAGGGCAGGGGCATAGTCGAGGGGCTGAGGGGTCAAAGAGAGTGGATCGCATAGGTCACCACGCCCCACACTGAAAACTCCATATTTCCTGTGATTTCGATGGGTGGATACCCCTCGTTCTCGGCCTCGAGGAAGGCCCGATCTCCGCGCAGTCTGAGTCGCTTGACGGTGAGTTCGCCATTCACCACGGCAATGATCACCTTTTTATCCACCGGCTCCAGGGAACGGTCCACAATGAGGAGGTCGTCCGGGTGGATCCCGGCGCCGATCATAGAGGTGCCTGTGGCACGGACATAGAAGGTGGACACTGGGTGCTTGATGAGCTCCGTGTTGAGATCCATAGTGCCATCGGTTGTATGTATTTCGGTCTCCATGGGGGTTTTATAGAGTAGGGAGGCTGCGGTAGCAACCGGAGATTAACCTCCAGCCTTTGAGAGGTTGGGATTGTTGTTCACTTTGGAAGCGCCTTTGACCCGGTAAGGTTTTTTGTCCTGATATTTGGGGCGGGTATTTCGAGTGTTTAGCGGATTGCAGAGCGGTGAAATATTACCCCACCAATCGACACTGTCATTATCCATCAATCTTGAGGCCACTTTGCAGCACACCCAATAGTTATTTAGACCAAGAAGATTATCCAATCTATGCCAGAACAGATTGTAAATTGCTGTGCCTTGGACGGAATGCCCTGTTGTGGGGGTTGTTGCCAATCCAACATTTCCACCTGTGGTCGGATGGGGGAGCACTGAACCAGCGGATATTGACACCTGAATATGTGCGCACATTGACCCATCGGGTTGTTCCTTTACTTGAAATCGCCATACGTCTGTCCCCATGGCAAACGCAATGATGTAATACTCAGCCCACATACGTGTAGCAGTGAAACCATCCTCATAATGAGTGAAGGTCATATCCTCGCCATCTGCCAATATAAGGATCTTCTCGGCAGCTGATATCAATACCTCTTTTGGCACACCGGAGTAGCACTCTTTTGAGATATCAAGCCACTCGGCCCGGGTGAGGGGCTGGTGACGGGTGGCGCAGGCGGCAAAGCAGATGGCGCAAAGAATTATCGCAATGTGTCGCATGGTTCCCCCTTGGCATCGGTCAACCATATATCAATAGGAAGGCTGTATGCCTCCACTTCGGCCTCCAGGCGGTTGTAATACCGCCTGTCTCCTTGGCTCTCCATTATTAATACAATCCCAGCCCGTTTACCTGTAAGCCTCGCATAGTGCAGGCTTTGACCCACAGCCTCGGCCCATTTTGGTGCGAAATCGAACTCGATTGCGTGGGTTTCGGTGAGGCAGTCGCATCGGGTCATATCGGGCAGGACGACCTCTATTTTCCCGTCACGGGCAGTGCACCAGCGGTCTTGGTACCACGATTCCTTATGCACCCGCCCTCCATAACACCAGAACGGCAGCCACATTGATGCCGCGATGAAGAAAAGGGTGATTTTAAGTACGCTGGCATCAATAGCCACGTTTTTGTCTCCTCTTGGCTGGCTGGGCAAACACAAGGGCATGATCTGGTCCGCATCGCTCAACAGTGCATCGCCGGACAACCAGCAGCCCAAACACACGCAGGGCTACTACCCTGGTGATGGGGTATCCGGTCTCTATCGTAGATTGTATATGCTGTAAAAATTTAAGCACCGTATGTGGGCGCGGGATGATGCTGTGTAGATGTGTGTCGATCAGGTTGTGGACAGGCAGGGTTTCATGTGCTCGGGCCTGGATCAGTTCAACGATCCGGCCCGATCGGTCGACACGGTAAATATTGTCTGCATTTTGACGTTTTTTGAACGTTGTTCGCCAGCTATGAAGGAACTCTAAGCAGTCCCTTTTTTAGCGCCCTCTTCCTTTTCCTCTGACTCGTCAGGGGTTTGAATCGTCGATAACCGGAATTTGATGAATTTCTTTACCTCCTCAAGCTCATCCGGCTTGAGCATCTCTAACTTGAGGAGGTCCCAGTTTATTTCCCACGCCAGATCTGCCTGGCGGAAGTGTTTGACGAGGTCTTCATGGGGAAGCTTGCCGGTGGGCTTTGCATTGAACTCCGCCACAGGTTCTCCGACCATAGCAGGGGCTGGAGATTGGCCCCCTTCATCAAAAACTTCCGGATAGCGAAATTTTAAATGGGCGAGCAGGGCTTTGCCCGGATTTTTCTTCCCTTTTTCGATCTCAGAGAGATGGGGTGGGGTCAATCCGAGAATCAACGCAAAATCCTTTTGTTTATAACCAAGTGATTTTCTGAGGGATACTAATTTGTCTTTGAATTCCAGCATATAAAATTAACCATGTATAACTTTTCCGTTGACGGAATTAGCTATGTATAATAAATATGTATTAACCACGTTGTTAGACCACGATTTCATATAGAGGCAACCATGATCGAAATCCCCACTCCAATGCACCGATTTGACATTCAAGCGGGCCTGAAAAAAGTTGGCGTTACTCAACAGGAGATCGCCGAATCACTTGACCCCGAAGTTGATCGAGCCACTGTCAGTCAGGTCATTTCCAGTACCGGTAAATCTGCTCGAATTCAACGACGTATCGCATCTCTTCTCTGTGGCTCCTTTGAAAAGGTCTGGGGTAAGCCAGACCCGGACCAACCTATTTAATACCCCATCTATCTAACATCGTAAACCACGTTGTTAGATTGATATTCCCACAAGGGAAGCCCAAACACAAGGACGCAACAATGACGACAACGACCACCCCCATAAAGCCCATGCAACCCATTGAGGGACGGATCAAAGACCTCGTAGAGGGCAAGGCTTACATCGTACAGCCCAAGCTCAGGGGTATCCGGGCGATATGGGATCCGGTCCGCAAGGCCCTCGTCACACGTAAGGGTCGAGCCCTCACCAGTGTGGATCACCTTATAAAGGCAATCCAGGGGTCACCTTTAGAAAGAATACCCCTGGACGGTGAGATTTACGTGCACGGGATGGCCTTTAAAAAGATCAGCGGGCTGGCCCAAAGGAAGAAGAGCAGCGAGGAGACGGCGGTTCTTGAATTTCATGTGTTTGATATCGCGGTGACTAATATAACTGGTACTCAACGGCAAATCGCCCTTTCTGTTCTCGTTCTCGCGGGAAAATTCTCTCCGCAAATCCATCGAGTGCGCTTCCCCTCGTGCGTTTCCCGAGATGCAATACTGACCCGATACGAAACATGGCTTGCCGACGGCTACGAAGGCATCATCATCCGCGACCCCGAAGCTCCCTACACCCCCGGCGAATCCAAGCACATCATCAAGGTCAAGCCCCTCAACGATATGGAAGCCGAGCTCATCGGCTTCGAACCCGCCGGCCCCGACTCCCGCAACGCCGACACCTTCGGCTCTCTCATTCTCCAGCTCGCCAACGGTGCTACCTTTAAATGCTCCGGTATCGGCGACGACGACCGCGCGGAACTCTGGCAGCGCAAGCCCCTGGGGCAGCCGGTGACCTTTATGTATGACTTTATTGATGAGGAGTCAGGGGGGCCCCAGGGCGAGAGATATGTGGAGATCAGGTGGGATAAGTAAGACAGGCAAGGCAGGTGATAGGGAGAAATAACAGGTAATAGGCAATAGGTAATAGGCGATAGGCAAAACACAACCAGGGAGGCAAGAGCATGGGTAACCCCAACGTAGAAGCACGAAAGATCCTGGCAGAGATCAGGACCATCACAGGCGATGCGTTTTTATGCCAGCTGTATGGCTGCAATGTTCGGCAGCTCCAGCGGTGGGAAGCCGACCCGGCGTGCGTGACCCCGGAGTCCATCCGGGAGAACCACCCGGAGAAGTTCAAAAAGGTGATCGACTGCCTGAAGGCGAACCCCCAGGGAATCGCCGTGCTCTACGACCTCATGAGTCTTTTTGCTTCCTGGATGGGTGGGCGTGTTGAGTTGGCCGTTGTGTCCCCCGATAAGGCCACCGTGGAAGAGGAGATGCTCGATGATGCGACGTCCCTTAATGAATTTCGCGAGGCTATCCGGTCCGGCGCGTCTGAGGTCTCCGCCAGGACCGCCGCAAGGGCCGCCAAGAAAGAGATTGACGAGACCCTTCAGCTTTACCTCGGCCAGATGACGACGGCCTGACCGATTATCCCCTGCCCTGCGGCTCCTCTGCTCCGCAGGGCCGCCCGGCGCTGCTGCCCACAGCGCCGGGCCTTCCGCTAATGACCATCACTCAAGGTGGTGGTCATCAGCGGGAGCGTGACAACCCCGAGATGGACGAGCGACGAGTGGCTACGCCACACGATGGTAGGCCAGCAAGCTGGCTATACCAGGCGATGGTAAAGCCAGAAGGTAAGCCGGAGGTGGATCAAACGGTGTGAGAGCCTTCCCCACCCGGCCGAATAGTGAACAGCGAAAACGGACTGACTACTGATGCGAGTCTACTTCGGAAAATTCAACGGAACCGAAATCTCAGAGCTACCATCCTACTACTTACGATACCTGATCAGAGAAGCACGAAACCCCGACATCCGATCTGCAGCAGACATTGAATTCCGACATCGAACGAGAATGGGCACCCACTGGCCGCCACTGAGGCTGAAGAGAATGAGTTAGGGGTGGGGAAGGTAAAAAAACAGGTCATAGGCAGGAGAAGCAGGCAATAGGTCATAGGCGAAAGGCTAAAGGCAAAGGAAATAAGGCATGAAGAAATCACTCAAATCAGCATTGGTAATGTTTTTCTCGTTTCTTTATTCACCCGCATGTTTCGTTTTGGCTGCAGTAGGCGTTTTTACTTATGACCGATTCATTTCTGATGGCGTGGATGGTGGAACTCTTTTGATTGTTTTTGTCTGTATTTTATTTGGGTTCCTCTCGAGGATCGGAAATCTGCTGGAAGAACTTGTCGGCCTTGGGAGGCCAAATACCACCGTAATTAAGAACGTAATGGCAGAGCCGGGAGAATGCGCTGACACCATATGGCGTGGACCTATCAAAAGGACGAACAGATCCATTTAGCATGGAAGATAGGTAAACAGCCAAAAGGGAAAGGGGTAAAAGCATGAACAAGCAGGGCCCAACCACCATCGACTGGACAGACTACACATGGAATCCCATCAAAGGGTGTCTCCATGGATGCTCTTATTGCTACCTGCGCGACATTGAGCTCAGGTTCAAGAGAGATATGTTTACCCCTGCGCTCAAAGCCGCTGCTCTTCGGGAACCTATAAGCAAAAGACGACCCTCATTTATATTTGCCGGTTCAGCTGGCGACTCCTGGGGAAGCTGGGTCCACAGCTCATGGATAAATAGCATGTTGGAGGTGGTCCGGGATACGCCCAGGCACATGTTCCAGTTCCTCACCAAGAACCCGGCCCGATATCATGATTTCAAGAAGCTGCCCAATGCCTGGTACGGCACGACCGTCGATGGACTTGAGATGACAGAGCGCAATATCTACCGCCTCACAGACGCCGTGCCAGAACAATACACCCGCTTCGTTTCATTTGAGCCCCTGCTTCGTGACGTATCCCACCAGGACCTCACCGGTATTGACTGGGTCATCATCGGGGCGGACTCTCGGCAAAACGCTGCGAAGCCAAAGCCGGAGTGGGTACTTAGTCTTTTGAAAAAGGCACGGGAACAGAATATCCCCGTGTGGATCAAAGAGAATTTGGACTGGCCGGTGCGCATTAAGGAGATGCCGCACGGAATGCAACCACGACATTTTAACCAAACGTCAAAGGGGTGATTCCTAAAATATGTGGCATCCGGCCGCATGAAAGACAAGCGCGCTGCGACACCCCGGCTCAGCCCCCATGCTGACGCTACATAAATCGCACCGGGAACCGGATCGGCATCCAAGGGTATGGCGTCAGCGAGGATCGGCGGGGCACTGGAATTCTCGAAACCCTACAAAAGCAGGCAATAGGCGAAAGGCTAAAGGAAAAACTAAAGCGAAAGGACACATCATGAACGATTGGAATGGGATTTCCCTGGGAAACGAGGTCAAAGACACAGTCACCGGTTTTACCGGCACTGCAACCTCAAGGATTGAGTACCTCAACGGCTGCAAGCAGATCTGCATCAAGCCCAAGATGGTGAAGGACGGGGAGATGCCTGAGGGGCAGTACATCGATATCCAGCAGGTTGAGGTGGTGGGCCAGGGTGTTGCTGTCACGCAAAAGCCTACCGGCGGCGACATGATGGATACGCCGAAGGGATAGATAAAAAGGGCTGAAGCGAGGTTAGAGGCGGCCGTGGAAACTAAGTCGCATAGGAAGACTCGCCTGCGCTGTGCCTGTCCCTGACCGTTTGAGCGTACAGCTTTAGCGAACCGGTTGAGGATGTGGTTCGAATCCACCGGCCCTAATAATTGGTTCAATGACGAGGAAAAACCCATGACACCCATCGACGCATTGAAAGAGCTGGTCCTGGCGACAGAGAGCACCGACGCCACAGACGACAGGCTGAGCAAGGCCCTGGAGGGCGCACGGGCAGTGCTGGCCGTAGAGTGGGTGGTGGCGACGAGGAAGGAGATGGACCGCTATGCCAGAATGGATGAAGAGTGGAGATTTAAATACCGATCTGACCGTCTGAAACTCGCGCGGAGTCTTGGTTATTACTTCATCTCGCAATCCATCATCATGGAGTATCGGCGTCTGAAGTCGGCAAGGCTGACAGGGGATGTCCTCGATATGGGTACGGCAGCGATCCTGGTGTTTTTGAAGTGGGCGGAGGAGCCTCGCCATCCCAGAGGTGGGTACAACAGGGGTCCGCAGGTCACCCTTGATGACTTATCGAAAGCCGTGACCGCCATGCAAAAAGAGAAACCTCATTACCTGGAGGTATGGTGCAAAAGATATATCCGTCGCACCAGGCTGGCATGCAGTCACCAGCACTTGACCAAGAGAATCCGCGAAACCCTCGACCAACAGGCCGCAGCCTGAAGGAGGTCGCCGTGAAATGTCCTATTTGTAGTGTCATGATGGTTGTTCGGGCCTGGTGGCAAAAGGACCGGACTCAGCATTACCACTGGCTCTGTCCGGGTTGCCACCACAAAGAAGAGGAGTCCATTGAGCTATGAAAACCACCGAAATCTCCGCAGCTTTGGCACTCACCATCGGCATCTGCCAGGGACTTGAGATCGCATGCGCCGGCCCCGATCGTCACACAATCGGGGCTCTCGCTCAGCTGGTAGAGAAGACCACCGCCCCTGTCCTGACCACCATCACAGCTCGGATGAATGAGCATGAGATCCTCCAGACCGCCGTGCGCATCGACCCCATTATCTTCCGAATCTCCGAGGGCAGGGACTTCCCCTGGGTTGATTGTATCGGTCTGTCTGTGGCTCTTATGGCCGACTTTATGCGCGACTCCCACACAGACCACGAAACCCGCCTCGCCATCGGCGCGGCCCTGGACCACCTTGGGTGGCTCCACAGGTGGATGGCGACCAGTCCAGAGTATATGGCGAGGGACCCCACCATGGGGAGGCAATGGCAGGCGCTCATGAACTAAAATCTGTCTCCCCACACGAGTAAAGAAAAAGCCTGCTGAGCCCATGGGCTGCGTTATCAAGGCATCGCAGTAGCGTACTACAGCTTCAACCTTAAAGCCTTGCCCATGAACCCATCAGGCGGTGGAGAGGACAGATTTACCCCGGGCCGCGCCCGGGGTTACGAATACACCGGATAAGGAGAGGTAAATGCAGGCGAGAGACATGAACACCTGTGATGGCTACAGAGACGAAGGATACGACCGCGACGATGACTACTATCTCCAACCCCATGTGAGGGGTGGAAATAAGAGGTATGTAAAACCGGCAAAAGCCCGCTCACGCAAAAGGATTTCGAAACAGTCCCGTCGAAAAAACAGAAGGAGGAGATGATGCACAACGCAATGAGAGGCAATCCCAGACACATCGCCGTGACCTTGGCAACCCTCAACAATGGCGACGCGGTGGAAAAGTTTGACATGGCCCAAGCCGATGTGCTTGCGGATTTGGTGGATCCCAACAAGGATCCCGACGCCAAGCGGGCCATCACGCTGACCATCACGTACCAGCCCAAAAAGCGCAAAGGTGGGCATCGGTACGGAGACATCAGCGTGTTTATCGACTGCAAAGCCAAGCTCGGGCCTTACCAGGAGGTAGAGGAAAGCATGGTTCTCTCCGAAGGAGCAAACGGGCCGGAAGCACACCAGGACGTTTATATGGAAGGCGACCTCGACGATTATTTCCAGAAGCAAAAAGAGAAACAGGCCAGCGAGGAGTAGCACTTACCTCTATCATTTTCGACACCATTATTAATAGAGCTTGAAGGAGACATTCCCCATGGAATCCAATTTCCTCACGAGATTTGTGGATCACCTCATCGACATGAAAAAAGCCCCCTTTGTTGAAGACGGTAGCGGGCGTGAGTACCGGCTGGCCGAATACGACCCCATCAGAGACCCGGCTCCTGCTTCGCTGAAGGTGGAGACCCTCTCTGCCATCAAGGCCTACATCGAGGAGATCCCCGACCCCAACGACAAGGGGGAGCTTTTCCTCCACATCGAGGATTACCAGACGGTCAGCCTCAAGACGACGTTCAACGGGGACAACTTCTGTGAGCGCCGCACCCTGCTGGTGGCATCCACCCCGGATCTTGCCGGCGAAAACGGCATCTTTCGACACGGCATGGGTCAGAGCGAGTTCATCATCGCCCTGAATACCCTCTTCGCAGATAGCACTACCTCCTTCACCGGAGCCGACGAGGACGACCGGACCTATCTCCTTCGGGTGGCAAGTCGCATCACCGCCCAGGCCAGCGCCGAGCTGGTCGATAACGGCATGGCACAAGACACGACCCTTAAAAAGCAGACACGGGGCAACATGTCCCAGGACGAAACCATCCGGCCCATCGTCGCACTGAGACCCTACCGATCGTTCCGAGAGGTCTCCCCTGTGGAAGGTTTGTTTAACTTCAGGCTGGTGCCCCAAGAAGAAAAACCCCCCGGTCTCAAACTGGTCTGTGCCGACGGCGATGCGTGGAAGCTGGAGACGATCCACGCAATCAAAGAGCACCTGACGGCGACATTGGCCATCACGATTCCCATCATCGCGTAACGGGTATCAATACCTGAACCCCGCGCCTGCGAATAAGGCGCGGGTGGTTCGAAGGAGGCAACCATGGACCCCAAAGCCGAAGGCGTTGCATGCACCAACAGAGACTGCCCCTATAACGACAAACGGCATAAGTCGCACTGCAAGGCCACCACCAGAGCTGGCGGATCGTGGGTGGTGGGGTGCAATCAGTATTTACCGGACCCCATCGACCTCGTGGCCGCACTGAACAGCCCCAGGCCGAAGCCTGACATGGCCTGTGTCACCATCACCAAAACCCCGGCCATGGGGCCCACTGAGAGCGTGACTGCCCGTGACCACTGGCACTGGACCGAGCCGAATGAGGCCATCAAATGAACTTCGCAGATTTCCAAGCCAAAGCCCATCAAACCTGTACCGACTCAAGCTGGTCACCTGCCTACCTCCGGCCCGGACTCTGCAGCGAAGCCGGGGAAGCTTGCGGGCATATAGCGAAGATGGTCCGGGGGGATTATGGCTTCGCTGATCTGGCATACCTCGCGGCCATGGAGGTCGGGGACGGGCTCTGGTTCTCAGCGGAATGGGCGAAATACAACGGGCTGGACCTCTCAGGCATCGAGCTGCTCCCGGCCACGGTCATGGCCCCCACCAATGATATCGAGGTCCTGGAAGGGATGGCCCGGTCGGCGTGCAAAACTGCCGGGCAGTTCGCCGAGTGGCCTGTCATGGATTGCCTGACGGCTCACCTCCGGCAGTTGGAGAACCTTGCCAGCGCCCTGGGGCACGATATGGAGGCTGTGGGGCGGATGGTCCTTGCGAAACTGCATGTGAGGCAGATGGAGGGGAAGATAAAGGGATCAGGCGATAGGAGATAGGCCATAGGTGGAAGGTTATAGGTAATAGAAGATAGGCAAAAACAGGTAGGGTGCGCTTGCGCACCGAGGATAAAGGTATGGACAAGCTTCGGTTCGATAAAAATCATTACCTTACATTCAATCCGTTTGAAGGGGAGCGGGATGTAGACATCCGCTGCCGGTCCGTAAAGCTTGTCACGGTCAGAAAAGCTCATCCCTGCGCAATGGCAGGAACGGATAAGCACCAAATACAACCCGGAGACACCGCACGGGTTGAAAAGGCCATTGTGGAGGGAAAGTGGGCTGCTTTCTACTCTTGTGTCAAATGCATGGAAGGTTGGTTCGAGGAGATTGGCCTGTACCCTGAAATGCCCCCGTATAACGGCAATAGCCAAAGGAACAATCCATGAACATCACATACACAATCACAGCAGAGTGCAAGCGGCTGGAAGACGTCCCCAAAGGGGGGGTCGTGATCGCGGTCAATGACGAGCCCTGCACCGGGATCTGTGAAGAATGCGGGAAGCCTTTGACCGGGAAGATACCCCATTACTCGTTTCACGATGGTGTCGATTTTTGCGTGGGTTGCAGCCACCACGTCCCCAAAGACGCCACCCATTATGCCAACGGCACATACTGGTCAGCAGCGCCCGAATACAAACGATTGGACATATGGGTACCGGGTATGGGGTGGGATGGTTGCTGGAAAATCGCTGCCGGGATGCCTGATGACCTCAAACAGTACGACGATTACAGGGAGTTGGGACAATGACTACTCATATCATTATCATCAACGGCGCCGGAGGCAGTGGGAAAGATACTTTCGTTGATTTCTGCCAGAGCCACCACAACGCCACTCATAACCTGAGTATGATCAATTACATCAAACAGGCAGCCAAAGCTCTGGGATGGGACGGAGGAAAGGCTGATGCCGATCGGCAATTCCTTTCGGATCTGCGGCAGCTGTCCGAGAGTTACAACGATCATACCTTCAAATCCATCACCACCTGGATCGATCGCCGGATCGAAGAGGGCCTCGGCTGGGATGAGTTGATTTTTATCCACTGCCGGGAGCCCCACAATATCGCCCGCCTGAAGAACCATTTCCGGCACAACTGCAGCACTCTCCTCATCGAGCGCCACGATCATGAGACGCCCAACTGCGATGCAGACCAGATGGTCAGGGGTTTTAATTATGACGAGGTGGTTCACAATGCGGGGACTCTGGCGGATCTGCATGAAATGGCGCGGGAGTTTGTGGTGAGGACGCGGATACGATCCCCCACCTCGCTCCTCGATTTTTTGGAATCTGCCCCGTGGCCGATGTTCATCAAGGATCTCCAGGAGGACTTCAAAAAAGTTAACGAGGTAAAGGGGGATATCCAACCATGATTTCCACAATCACCATCAACGCCACCGACATCCCCGACGCCTGGTTCCAATGCGTCCGAGCCCTCTGCGAGCAAGGCGAGAAGTACACGATTCACCATGGCTCCTACGTAGGCGAAACTCGCCTCGAATTCGATTACATAACGGTGGTCATCGAGCGGCCCTACGACGAGCCTTACGACACCATGCTCCCTGAGATCCCTGCCCACTTCAACATCCCGGATCCGGTCGCTAAGGGATATGTGGAGCAATACTGCCCCTACCTCCTCACCGACCATGTCGAGCCTGGGGAACAGTACACCTACGGCAGCAGGATCCACGACCAGATTTTGTTCTGGGTGGATGTGTTTCGGAGCCTGCCTAACACCAACCAGGCTGTTCTCCAAGTGGCCCAGCCGTCTGACCATATGCTGACCGACCCGCCATGCCTCAGGCATATCGACATGCGGGTCAAGGACGGCCGCCTGATCTTCTTTCCTTACTTCCGCAGTTGGGACTTGTGGGGCGGTTTTCCGGCGAACCTGGCCGGGATCGCTGTTTTGCAGAAATACATGGCGGATCTCATCGGGGTGAAGCTGGGGCCCATCGTGGCGGCAAGCAAAGGCCTGCATATCTACGGATATGCGGAGGAGTTGGCGCGGTTGAGAACCGGAAGGTAGGGTGCGATTTCGCACCACCAACACTCAATGCCGCACCGGAGTGCGGCGCTCCAAAGGCTCCCCATGCGAATACTTCTCCTGATGATCTGCTTCGGGCTTCTGGGTTGTGTGGCGGGAATCACGCCCGCCATCAACATGGACGAGATTGACGCCGATGTTCAAAAGGCTCTCCAGCTCTACCCGGCCACCACAGACTACCGGGTCCTCATCGTTCCGGATGCCGAGGCCGTGGAAGCCGAGCACATTCGGATCTACGGGGTGGAATGCAACCGCCCGGCCTTTTATTCCATCCGGGAGGACCTGATCGTCGTTCCCCGCGACTGTACGTTGCAGATGATCTACCACGAGGCCGGCCACGCAGTGGTGGAGGCGTACTTTAAAGCGCCGGTGCCGAGGTGGTTGCATGAGAGGTTGGCGCAGAGGGCGGAAGGGAAGGCAAGCCGGTGAATAGTGAATAGGGGATAGTGAATAGGGCAGAGACAAGCAAAGGAGGTAAAGAGGTGATGAGCAACCACGACGAAGATTTTGAATACTGCGGTGACTGTTGCGTATGCGGTAAGCCTGTAGACCTCGGTGACATGGGGGTATGCGGCAAGTGCGGCTCCGTATTTCACTGGGGAGATTGCGGTGGGTGGGGTGTCTCACAACATGAGTGCGGCAATTGCAAGGGCGAAGAGGAGGAGTGATGGCAATCAAAAAGCCGATTTACAGGGTGCGATGGGGGGAGATTTACAGGTGTACACTGATCAAAGAATCCCCGAAAACGTTCCTCGTCCGGAATGACCACAACCACACATTCCGTGCATGGAAAAACCGAACATGGAGTGGAGTCAACGGGGGTCGCCTTTACCAGACTGAAAAGTGCTTCAGGAATGGACTGGACGCCATCAAGTACGCAAAGGACCAAATCGAAGCATACAAGGCTTGGGCTATGCGCCATTTCAAGGAAGCTGCGAAACTGGAAAAGGAGCTGTCCGAAAAATGGACATGAGAGATTTTGAGCTACCCACAAAGGAACAGCTCGCACAGGCCGCTGAAGATGAGGAGCGTATCGAAGCCCTTGAATCTGAGGGCCACCCGCCCCATTGCGCAGCCCGGCAGGTCTTCGGTGATGGCGAGTGCGAGTGTGATCTCTACAAAAAAGGCTACGACCCTTACGCGTGGATGAAGAAGGAGCATAAAGCATGAATGAGATTAAAGAACGCCCCATCCTCTTTAAAGGCCCCATGGTCCGGGCCATCCTTGACGGTCGAAAAACCCAGACCCGCAGGATCATCGCACAGCCCTTTGAAATCCACGGCAATGGGATCCTGACCCGACCGTCAAAAAATGAACGGTTCACCCCATACCCTTGCCCCTACGGCGAGGCGGGGGAGCGGCTATGGGTTCGAGAGCGGTTTCGGTTGTGGGATAGTGATGATTGCTCGTGCCTCGAACACTGTGCTTGTCCTCGCCCGGGGACGCCCATTTATTATGCAGACACCTGGGACAACGAGAGCAAATGGAAACCATCCATATTCATGTCCCGATCGGTTTGCCGTCTCACCCTCGACGTGGTGAAGACATCCATCACCCGCCTTCAGGACATCACCTTTGAGGATGCGATTGCCGAAGGCTTGCACTGTCTGACCAAAGACGGCGGTCGGGTTTATAAATATGGCATCCCCGATATTGACGGCCTTCCAGGTAACGACAATCAGGGGTGGCACTGGAATGAGTGGGAAGTTGATCCCATCATCGCCTTCCGCAAGCTCTGGAACTCCATTAACGCCAGGCCTCGACCCCGGTACAAACAGAAGGTCCTCACTCATTACGAGTCGTTCCCCTGGGCAGAGGATTCTGCAGACCCTCGCCGGACAATCAGGGGGGTCCCACACATCTGCACTCCGAACCCGTTTCTCTGGAAAGTTGAGTTTAAGAAAGTCATCCAACCGTAGAGGTCACCATGAACATCAACGTCTCACAATACACATACCGGCTCACCGGTTACCCAGGAGGAACAGAAGTACCCCTGGGGCCCATGCCTGACGGGTACGAGATCGACGGTGGCAATGTGGCAGGCCAGAACCTCTTCTGCGCCCGCCTGGCTCACCCGAAGTTCAAGGCCCGTGACGGACAGATCATGTTTTCGGCCAAGTTGCCCCAGAGTACCCCGGCGGTGACGGTGGTGGTGAGGTTTAAACCCCAAGCTGAAAGGGCGGCATGAAGAGGCTATTGGCAAACCAAGTTGTCTCACTCTCCGGCGGCAAGGATTCCACCGCCATGCTCCTTATGATGCTGGAGCGAGGGGAGGAGATTCATTCGGCGGTGTTCTTCGATACGGGGTGGGAATTCCCGGCGATGCACGCCCATATGGATCAGCTTGAGGCCATGGTGGATGTGCCCATTGTGAGGTTGGTGCCTGAGCGGTCTTTTGATTATTGGATGTTTGAGCATCCCGCCATTGCCCGGAAGGGCCCGAACAAGGGAAAGGTTCACCGAATCGGCAGTGGCTGGCCATCCCCAATACGGCGGTGGTGCACCCGGAGAAAGGTCGATGCAATCAACAAATACACCCGGGAGATCTCTGGTGCTGTGCAGTGCATTGGCTACGCAGCGGACGAGGTGAAGCGGCATGGAAGCCCATCAAAAGAGCTCCAGAAAAAGAAGCATAGGTTCCCACTCGTCGAGTGGGGCATCACCGAAGCTCAGGCGCTTGAATACTGTAAAAACAAGGGATTTGAGTGGGGGGGGCTTTATGAGGTGTTCGATAGGGTTTCATGTTTTTGTTGTCCACTCAAGAAGCTGGGCGAGTTGAGGGCTCTGAGGACTCACTTTCCAGACCTTTGGGGGCGGATGCTCAGCATGGACGCCCGTATACCGGGATATAACCGTGGCTTCAAGGATTATACCACGGTCCACGATCTGGAGCGGAGATTCGCAGGCGAAGACCGCCAAGAAGAAAGGCAACTCAAGCTTTTTGCATAGGTAATGATTATGAAAAAAGTGGAATTGGAGTTCGGGTAACCATGATTGACACCATCTGCCAAATCGGAATCTTCATTTTCGGCGCAGCCTCAATCTGGCTTGTGGGCCGCAAGGAAAAGTGGTCACGGTGGGGCTTCATCATGGGGATGATAAGCGTCCCGTTTTTTGCCATCTCGTTCTACCGGGCCGGGCAATGGGGCGGCTTTGCTTTGAATTTTTGGTACGCATACTCCTGGAGCCAGGGGGTTTATAATCATTGGTTTCGGAAGCAGTAAGGAGGGTTTTTGATGAAAACAAAACTGTACGAACTTTGCAATCCATCGGACCCGTACACCTTCTACGCTCCGACTGTTGAGGTAGCAGGTGTTGCGGCCTGCCTTTTATCTACGGGCTTTGGCGCAGTCTCGATTGATGGTGAAGAGAGGACTCCCATTCTTTTTGGGTGGGATGAGTGGCTGACTGAAAAAGGGATTGACGAAACATGGTTTAAAACCCATGCCCTCGAAATTGCCGATGCGCTTGATTCTTTTATGATCGGCGATGCGGCTCGTCGTGCCGATGTTGATTCTATGCTTGAGCTGCTCCCACCCGAAAAGCGTAATCAGTGGGTAGCAGAAAGACAGGAACGGCGTCGATCCAGTCTAAATAAAATTGGAGAGCGGGCTTACGAGCTGGCCCAAAAATTTCGAAGCGAGGCCTGTTAATGAACATTTCACACGACAACCTCGAAGCACTGGCCGTCCTGATATCAAAAAAAGTGATGGAGGAGGTCCAGGTGGCTGGGACGAAGCCCCGATGGCTCACCCTGGAGGAGGCAGCGGACTACGCCAGGGCCAGCATCAAGAAGATGCGCACATGGATCGAGGAGGGGTATATCTATGGATTCCGGCGGACCGGGAAATACGTGGTAGACAGGGAGTCGATTGATAAGTGGTATAATTCCGAAAAGATAGATGTCGGGAGAAATTGACATGGCAGTTAAGGCAAATTATCATATGACCATGGCAAAGTTATGGAAACATCCTAAGCACGGATCTTACCATGTACTGTGGGAAGAGACGATAAGGGCGGACCAGCGTAAGAGCACCGCGCCAAATGCAAGACGTCGAAACACGATCACCCGACGTAAGGCCCTTTGTATGCCTGGGTCCAACCGAGCCACGAAAGACCTGAAGCTGGCAAAAAAACTTCTGAACCAATTTAATCAGGAGTTGATGGCCGGGAAGGTCAAAAGCATCTCATCCGGCATCAAGGTCACCTGGGGAGATTTTAAAACCGAGTTTCTCAAGTACATAGAAGCGGACCGGGCTGACGGTACCTACAAGCTCTACAAACAGGCGTTGGGCAAGGCATCGGATTGTTGGGGAGATTCTACAGCCGTCAACCATATCACCGGCCGCCATATCGATAAGCTTACCAGCAGCCTCCTGCTATCCGGACTCTCTCAAGCCTATGTGGCTAAGATCTATCGTCACGTCAAAGCCGCCCTGAGAAAAGCCGCAGAATGGCAGTATGCCAAGCCTATGGTTTTTCCAAAGGCCCCTAAAGTACCGGAGGGTATCCGGTATATCCCCGTGACAGCACTCTCTGATATCATGGGGCAGATCGAAGACCCTGAATTCTACGATTT